CTTGCATTAAAAATCTCTATCGAATGGGTTAGCTTGTGTAAATGATGTTAGGTTGAAAGAGGGTAGCACCATTTGTCTACTGATATGATTGAACGCATCAGAGGTCGAATCGACTTGCATTATATTAAACATCACTCGTAACATGATGCCCACTTATTCGTTTTAGTCGTAAAACTTTTGTTGAAAGATTCAGGTAGAAACATACAAGTTTCTTTAGAATAGACTTTATTGTTTTTAACTTTAAAATCTTTATCAAGGTTGTACTTCTCACCTACTCCGTTATGTGCATTCAACCACAAATCAAAGTTTTCTAAGTGAGGTAAGTCCTCTAAGAAGTTAGCAAAACACAACCACTTAAAATCAACAGAAACACCTTTACCGAAGTATCCACGAGTATCTGCTTCGCAGTAACAACGCTTTAACATATTACTCCACAATGACATAGCTTGTTTGTGGTAAGTGGTTTTTTCAAACTCACCCAACCACCCTTTACCATATCGGGATACGCAATAAGGGTCTCGTATTTTACCGTTCTTGATATTTTCCCAAAGAGCTGTTGTTGTGTAACCAGTCTTAATAAACTGTATGACACATCGCTTGCCTTGTTTTTCAAGTAATGTAAATTCACCACAAGTGTTGCTTTGCATAACAACATTCGGGTACGTTACTTCTGTTCTTGTTCTATCTGTGATCGTGTAATCTTTGCACTTACCTTTTCGTAAGTTATCTAACAACACTTCTCTTTCATAACCTGTGTTGATAAAACGTACATTAACTACTTTACCGTGTTTTGCTGTTACAACAACATCACCGTCACAATTAGTTTTAAATGTTTCACCAACAATATTTTCCGACTGTTTCATAGAAATTTTCCTATATTTATAAGTGTCTATATGTCGCCATATAGTTTAGACTATATCATATCAACTTACGTTGACCGCACCGCTTCGGTTTCACTTGAAACCTACTCTACTCGCTTATACATTTCTGTACGCTTTCGATAGTCGTTGAACCTTCTGTTATATGATAACAGCTTGGCTGCTGATTGTCTACAACATTTGTCGTAGGTGTTCCAGCATTTCAATGCGTTTATTGACGACCTAGTTGTTAATCGTCATGTCCTTTCCTACCACCATCAAACTGCTCTAGCTCGTTTAAGTAACTAGTATTCCATTGTTCTTCTACAGAGTAACCTTCGTCACTTACATACTGAACATAACCTGCTTCTGCCATAGCAGCAAAAGCACCAAAACGTAGTACCTTATTAGCTTTAGGTTTAACTAGCCTTACGGTAAAACCAAACTCAGCTAATTTAGCTTGTAGTGTTTTAGCATAGCTTTGTCCACCTGCACCTGCATCGAGTGGTAATGTAATAATTACATCCCTACCATCAGCAAGAGCTGTTTTAAGGATTAACTCCTCGACACCTAAGAACTTCTTACGACAACGTACTACATGCTCTACTGTATAAACTTTATTCTTATCTTTCGACATAAGAACCCCTGCTGTATAATCGGGGTCTCTGTATTTTTCACTTGGTTCTGATGCTGCTAAATCCCAAGCTCTTACTCTCTGTACTACATGAATAGGAGGGTGTTTAATCATCTTAACCCAAGCACGTTTAAAGTAACCTGTACCTTCTTCACGAGCTGTCCAGCTACCATAAAGTAACCGATCTTGCTCAACACGAGATTGTTCTTTTAACTTACCAATATACGCTTTAGAGATGTATGGGTTATCGTAGACTGTACTACCAATAACGCACATTGAAGTGATACCACTATCTTCTTCTGAACCATAAACAGCTTCAGCTTCTTTTCGTGTAGCATACCAATCTAAACTGCCATCACGTTGTTTAACGAAGTATCGTGTTACGCCACGTTTATCAGGATCAGGAATACCCGTTTCAGGGTCTAACCACCACCATACCCAATCTTTTAAGAATGAATCACAGTGAGGGTTTGTTGCCATACATAAAGAAGCTTTATGATACCTTTCAGCATCAGCGTTACGGTTACGAGAACGGAGATAAGTAATCATCTCTTCTGTAAATTCTGTTGCTTCATCGAATGCAATGTAGTCTGCTTGTAGACCTTTAAACTTCTCTTTTGCTGCTTCGTTCTCATAGTGAGAAAACTGCAATGAAGCTCCTGTTGAGAAGATTAATTTACGGTCTTTAATTTTAATTTTTAAGTTAGGATCAACTCTGCTGTATAAAGCAATAGCATCATCCCAAAGACCGCCTTGTTGTAATAATTGTGTAGATGTCCTACGGAAGATTACACCTCTTGAATAAGGACAACTGATATATCTTAAAAATCTTAATAAAATGGAATATGATTTACTACTACCAGCACTACCACTGGCAATAGTAATATCTGCCTCAGAGTTAATGAACAACTCTTGTGGTTTACTAGCAGGAGCAATTACGTCTCTTTCTTGTTGCATTGCTTCCCTACTTTATATTGCAAAAGGTATTATCCCTCTGCTACTTTAAATGAAATGATTGGAGCTAAAGGTTTATCCTCTTGATCTTCGTCATCAGATTTACCACTAGCATTTACAGGTTTGTATAAATCATCCATCATGTCTTGATATGTTTTCATAATGAATACTGCAACTTTAACTTTAGTAGCTTCAGTTGTCTTTTCATCTTCAAGCATATCTGTAAACACTTTAAGAGCTTTATTATTTAAAGGTTTTAATCGTCTAAGAATTTGCTTAAACTCTTTCTCACGATATTCAGTTCCAGTAAGAGACTTAGGATTAACCAAGCTCTCACCTGTACCACGACCTTTCGGATTACCACTTTGTCCTTTAACAAATGGCATACATAGACTCCTTCAATTGCTCTAACTTGTTAATGTTTGGGTCATCTTTTACAAAAGGCATATCTGTCCTCGTATTAAAAGTAATTAATCATACTTAACGCTGTGAAGAGAAGCACAAGCGCGATATGCTCAATATGCTCCTCTAAATTTTTAAAAATCTGCATTGGTTCGCTCTATATCAGTTTTACCGATAATATCATAATTAAAAACATGATTCACAGTAATCTGGTTTAAGTATCAAGGCAATCTCATTCAATATTAGATGATTACTCAGCACCATATTGCATGAATGAATATTTAGCAAAATCCTTTCTAAGCTTTTGTTAAATACTCGCACTCCACATAAACTCAGCGCCAACTACCCCACCATACTCAACATAAAAGTTTTGACTCCCTATACCGTAGACTCTCAAACCAGTAACACCTGCTGTTAGTGGTGTTATGTTAATTCCTTTTGGTGGTAGTGATAATCCATGCGAGATAGCTGTACTTGCAGATGTGTATACACCCCGCCCTTTATTTTCTGATTTGATTGTTCCAGTCACATTAACCATTCTGTTGTTTTTAGTTGCATCAGTAAACTGACTCGAATCTGAAAATACAGAAGAAGATGTTGTGAACATCTTTGAATCACTAATATTTAGGTTTAAGCAGTCGACAATTTCAAATAAAAGTCCATTAACCTTTAAATCCATGTCGCTTAATCGTACCGAGTCTCCGATACATTGAAAAACCTTAATTCCTCGACCACCTCTAGCGTAGAGTCCTGAAACATTAATGTCTTTCGCTCTTGATATATCAATCACAAGCGTATCATACTTACTAAATACAGAGTTTCCAGAAATATTTACCCCAGATACTTGCTCGGCTACAGAGCCAGTAACAGAGATCGCTGTACCATTCGGGTCTCGTATGGTATTTCCTGAGATTACACCGTTTAAATTCAGCGCATCAACCCCAGTTGTGAAGTTTAAAGCAATGGCACTTGCTCCACCTGTGCGTACATAGTTGTCGGTATTTACGATGGTGTTGTTTACTACAGTGAAATCAGAAGTACTTAATGCTGTTGCATTAACAGCGATACGAATTGCAGGTGAGCTAATTGACGAACCTTGACTGTCAATTATAATATTACTACACACAGTAGCCCCTTTCGATCCCACAATTGACACTCCACCGCCCTGCTGATTAAAGATGTAATTTCCACTAACCGTACAGTTGGTAGTGATGCCAATACTTATAGCAGGTCCAAGATCAGGTGCACCACTTCCTATATGTACGTTGTCCTTAATAACTGTGTCTTTTATATTCTCTCCACAGATAGCCAAGCCCCTAAGCTTTAAGTCATTAAGAGGGCGAGTATCAAGCTGCTCAACAATATTGTTAGCAATAAGATGCCCAAATGACTCACCAACAGTTGTAACACCTTCAAAGTCAAAAGGGCTGCCACCTGTACGAAGTTGAGAGTTTCTAACATAGTTATTTGTCATAGAAACGCATTCAATTTGACCTGATTTCGCAGCTAGACCATTGATATGGTTTGCTGCTACTGCGGTGTCACCAAGTTCAATAAAAGTGTTGTGATGTACCTTGTTTCTATAAACACCGCCGAGGGCAGATGCACCCATCAAGATTCCAGATTGCTTGATTTTATGGAATAGGTTGCCCGAAATATCCCACCCGTCACTACCATCCGCACGAATAGGGAATGCAATATTCTTAAACTTGCAGGTTGTGATTCTAACATTTTTAACATTCACATTTGCAAAAGATGCGGAGGAATGCTCAGGAACAGTTGTGAAAATACCGAAATTATTTGATCCGATCCACTCATCACTAACGTTGCCACTTGCAGGTAATTGACCACCGTCAATATTGACAGATAGTTCACAATCATCATTGGGCATAAAAACCATAATATCACCGAGTGGTGCGTCAATTCTAATCCACGTGTCAGAACCCATTTTCACACTCACATTCTTCTGCATTTTTTGCATATCAGCAGTGATGACTGCAATTCCTGACTCGTAGTGCTCGATACGTTTACAGTAAGTATTACTTAATGCACGTTTGATTGCGTCAGTGTCATCTGTTGAGTTGTCAAGTTTTGCACCGTAGTCATAAAACGACACTGAACCACTATGCAGTCGAATCCATTTCCCACCATCTGGACAATCAAAAACAATACCACCATCCGCAGTTAGCACGCTGCTTGCTGAATATAGAAAGTCATCACCACCAACTGAGCTGCCTGTATAATAACCAACCACGTTAGTAATGCTTCGGTCTGTCGGGTTTTTGATTGAAGTTAGCTCTGCGATTGATGATACTTTTTTTGTATTCCCTATAGAAACCCACCCATCCATATCAACATTCGGGTCTACAGTATTTCCATCAACATTGCTTTTTACAATGTCGCCATTGGCTAACATTATACGCTTGTTGATCGGATAACCATTAGCTTTTTGAACCCAGTAGCCTGTTTGCCCGAACTGCTCAATCCCTATCTTAAAATCATATAATCCGAGAGTAGATGTTCCACCATTTGAAATCATTTATTTATCCTTAGTAACTAGAGGTTAGTACCGTAATTGTTATATTTGTTGCTGTTGGAGACCATGCCCACAACTTAAACCCTGCCGAGATTGATAAATCATTC